CTATCCGTGTGAGGTACAGCGCGAAGTCCTGCGTGCCAACCTTGAGCGCGGTGGCGAGTAGCAGATGCGCAAGGACGTCGCGCAGCGCACTCATCGCTGCTCCTCCCCGGCCGAGTCGTTCTTCAGTGCGGGAGCGACGGCCCAGCGATAGAGGACGAAGATCACTGCGACGATCGGCCAGAACAGGGCGATCATGAGCCCGAGGAGGCCGGCCATCATGATCGCGCCGACTGCCTCGCCCGCATTGTCCGCGGTATGCACGCCCATCAGCTCGTCTGCCGCGAGCATGCGGAACGCGACGATCCAAGCCGCGAGGAATCCGAGGACATAGCCGCCGAGGATGAGCCACCACATATCAGCGCCCATCGCCGGCCTGCTCTGCGATCCGGTCAGCCCGTCGCTCCAACCATCGGTCGGGAGGCTGGGCCATGTCCGCGGGGAACTCCTCATCTCGGAGGTTCCAATGGCCAGGGTCCTTGTGGCGCCGCATCGCCGCGGCGGCGTCACGGAGCACCTGGGCGTCGCGAGCTGCAAGCCATGCGTCGAATGCAGCGCCACCCTTGTCGTCGGGCTGGATGATGTGCGCTCGATGGTCCCACATGCCGATGGATACGGCGAACCGAATCGCATCTGTGGTGGGTGTGTATGGCTCGGTCATGTGTTCTCTCCTTCGGTAGATGTCCGGGCGGGGTCGCGCCAACGCGCTTCCTCGGTGCGGCAGGGGCACCAGCGGTCACACGCGAAGCCGTGCTCGTGAGGCTCCGGGTAGAAGCACCACTCGCTCGCTGCGGTGCGACCGCAGTCCACGCCCCATGTGAAATCGAGTGGGTCGAAGTCGCCGGGCACGTCCTCCATTCGGTCAGCGAGTCCCATCCGTCGCACCTTTCTCCGGGTCTTTGGGCTGGGGTTCCCACCATCGCCACGAGCCGTGCTCATCGCAGTCCTTGTGGAGCAACCAGACGGTCCCATCGTTCTCCGCGACTGTTCCAGTTGGAAGGCCGATCGTCTGCCAAAACGATGGTGGCTTGGGCTCCCGTGGCTTCGGTGGGGGGACGCTGATGACCCTCATGCTGCTGCCTCGTCCTTGAATGTGATGCTCATGTGTCTCTCCTTCGTTGGTTGGTCATGCCGCGGCGCGGAGCGAGCTGCGCAGCAGCATGCCCTTGGCGATCAACGCCTGCAAAATCTCGGTGTCAAGGCTGCCGTTCATGACTGTCCCTCCATCTGCCAACTCAAGCCGCGCACGATCTTGTAGATCGCGGCGTAGCTCCTGCCGGTTTCGGTTGCAAGATCCCTGATTGTCTCCCCAGCTGCGTGGCGTCCTCGGATTTGGTCGGCCTCGGCGAGGAAGACCGCGCGCCGCTCGGCGGGCATCACGCGACGGGGTCGCAGCGGGTGCTCGATGTGTCCCCACGTTTGGCCTCGCTTGATCCTGCCAATCGACTCACGGTTGACCCCCATCTCGCTGGCGAGCGCTGTGACCCTCTCTCCCGCCAGCAGGCGGTCCATGATCCGAACGACCTCGGCTTCCGTAAAGCGCGCGGTATTTACGGCCTCTCCACGAACGTGGTACGCCTCGTTTCGTGCCAACTCCTCGGAGGTGTACTTGTAGCCGAGGCGCACCGTGCGCATCCGTTCCAGCGTTCCCGACCCTCGCTTTCGACCATGATTCCAGCTGTCTACCCCGCGTCGGCCGTAAGCGGGTGCTCCAGGTCCTGATCTAGCCCACCGCTGCTCATCTGAGACCGGAAGGCCGGGGACGCCCTCACCACCATCAGTCACGTTGGCCAGGGGTGTGCCATCATCTCGCTCAGTGGCGATGTAGCGACGTTCCAGCTCGTGCAGCGCTTCGATCGTTGGCGCCGTGTCGATCACGTCCCACTCAATGTTCTCGGTGCCATGCGCCCTGATCCACTTATAGACCAAGAGGTTCTTCTTGCCGCGGCGTGCCTCCCCGAGGTGTGCTTGGATGCGCTTTCGGAGTTCACCAGTGGTGACGCCAATGTAGCGGCGCCCACCGAACGGGTGGCACGTGCAGTAGAGGACGTAGACAACGTTCTTCCACCTCAGCATGTCATCGAGATGCCAGTTGAACTGCGACTCCTTCTCGCTCATGCTGCCCCGCCCATCAGCGCTTCGCGGCTCAGCGACCGGTGCAGCGAGAGGGTTTTCGCCAGGAGTCGCTCCGCGATCATGACGTCAAGGCTGTCTGCCATGAGTAGGCGGACGTGAGAGAAGCCGCCGTCGCGGAGCGTGCGGCCCGGACGGAAGATGCGACCCAGCGCCTGCTCGGCAAGCGTGGGATTGCCGTCGGGCTCGGAGAGCCATACGAGCTTGTTGCATACCCGCTGGAGCCCGTCGGTCCCGGTGCCCATCGCCTGCATTGTGGCGACGAGATACTGAATCTCGCCTTCCATGAAGCGGCGCTTCAGCTCGGCTCGATCCTTGGCCGACGTGTCACCGGTCCAGACCTCGACGTTCAGTCCAGCGGACTTCATGCGCTCGGCTGTCAGGTTGGCGAACAGCTTCGAGTCCGTGAACAGGACGGCCGGCTGGTCGCCCCACAGCTCGAGGATGCCCTTCAGCGCCTTGAGCTTCCCGCTCGCTGCGTCCGGGGCGAAGATGACCTCGCCCGCCTCGTTGAAAGACAGCTCCGCCAGTGCAACCTGGCGCAACCGGGAGTGCAGAACGGCGGGCATATCCACCACGAGCGGATCGTGGTCGCCATCCCAGTTCTTCACCCAGGTGAGCAGGTCTTCCTGAAGCTCGGCGAACTGTCGGGTCTGCTCGGGCGTGGAGGGGCAGAGTACATCGATCGGCTCCGGCGCCTTCTCGTCGGACTCGTCTTTCAAGAACAGCGGAAGGCTGCGGATGAAGCTGCCCTCCGGCTCCTTCTCCCCCACGACAGTGCTGACAGCTTTACCGCCGGGGATGCGGATCTCCTCCGTCTTGCACCACTGCTCCACCCACGTCCAGTAGGCGGGGATGAAGTCGGGCCAACACCACTTGGTCAGGCTCCAGGAGTTCTCGAAGCTGTTGCCGGAGAAGGTGGCAGAGAGCGCGATCTTCCACTCAGTGCCGAAGGTGAGGAGGGTCTTCCGGCCGACGCTATCGCGCGAGCAGACCTGATGAGCCTCGTCAAAGATCACCGCGTCAAGTGCGCCGTTCTTGCGGGCGCTCATCTTGGCGAACGTCTTGAGGTGGATGCGCTCGCGCTGGTTCTTGCCGGTCGGCTCGCCGGTCTTCTTGTCGATGACGGGGATCGGGTTGCCGTCCAGGTCGAGTTTGTCGCGATACTCCCAGTCCTGCGCCTGGAGCCACTGGATTGTGGCGGCGAAGTAGCCGGGGGCGCCGGCGAGGAAGTCCTCGTGGGCCGCGCGTCCCTCGGTTGAGCTTTCCATGCGGCGCAGCTCGATCGCTCCCTCACTTTGCGCGAGGAGGCGCTCGTGCCACGGCCCGAAGGTGGAGCCGATGACGATGAGCAGCACGCGCTTCCAGCCCGCCCGGATCGCGATCTCGGACGCCATGAGCGTCTTCCCGCGCCCCACCTGGGAGGCGATGATCGCAGCCTTCGTGGGCTCGGCGAGAACGCGGTCGATGTTCTCGATCTGGTAGGGGTACGGCGTGAGCTTGGTCATTTGGTCTCCGCTGCCACGAACTCCGCGATCCGCTGGCGCCACTGGTCTGAGCCGGGCGCCATCACCACGCGCACCACCGGGTGCTCCCAGGTCTCATCCTGGTCAGCGTACTCGGGCGTCACGGTGCCGTCGGCGGCGACAGTGAAGCTCCACACGTCCTTGTCGCTCTCGATGCCGTAGCGCTCGAACTCGGCGCCGGTGAACGTGACGTTCACGCGGCCGTCCACCAGCTCGAACCGCTCCACCTTCTCGGTGACGCCCAGCTGCTTGCCGAGCGTGGCGACGTCTTCGATGTCTGCGACGGTGACGGCCAGCTCCCCCAGCGAGCGGCCCAGCTCGATGGCCTCGCGGGCGGTGCCGGCGTTGGTGGTGGAGAGGAAGCGGTCGGCCATCGTGGTCTTCTTGATGCCCGCGGCGAACGCCTCCGCGGCGATCACGGCGCGCGCTACCTCGTAGTCGTGAATCTCCTTGCGGGCCATCTCGCGGTGGCGGCGGTAGGCGTTGATCCGCGCGTCGCGGAAGCGCTGGTCCGCCTCGAAGAGGCGCTGCCCGATGGCTTCCTGCTCGGGGCTCAGGGTCTGCTTGCTCACTTCTTCCTCCAGTTGATCTGCTTGCGGGTCCGCAGCACGCGGTTTAGTGGGTTGTTCTCGGGGATGAGGCGGAACCATTCGCCGCCCAGTGGCTCCACCAGGCACACTCCGCGGCCCGGCTCCCAGGCCCTGCCGACGATGACGCCGGTCATGCTGCTGCCCTCTCGTGAGCGGCGATGGCCTCGGTGAGGGCCATCTCGAAGCCCTCCACGTTGAATCCGGCGTCGCACTCGATGTCGTGCGAACCGAAGTCGCCCAGGTCGATCTCGTGCTGACCGCTGGAGCCCGTGTCGTAGCCGCCTGCCGCCTCAACGGCGGCGAGAACCTCGCGCACCGTCACGAGCTTGTCCAGGTCGAAGTTGCGGATGGTCATCGCTGTTCCCCCTCCGGTGTGAACCACGCCACGGCGGCGATGCCGGTCCAGGCCAGCGTCCAGCCGGTGGCGATGAATGTGTTGAGTGAGTAGCTGGCGTAGCCCAGGAACTTCATCGACTCGATGATGAGGAACGG